ATGCGTAGCAATGGCTGTCTTTTTTATTTGGTTCTGTCTATTTCTTCTGTCGCGCTGATAGGTGGTTCTTTTGCTGTTCTAGTATTTGTCTTGACGGGTTTGGATGGAGTGTTCGAACAAGAGATTTGTTTTAGGAATGAGTGTGTTGAGCTGTTTGTGAGTAAGTTCTCTGCTGTTTTAGATATTTTGTCTGTAACTGGTGCGCTTATTGGGGGAATGGTTACTTTCGGTGGGATTTTGGTTGCTTTATTTAGCTATTTAAGTGGTTCGAAGTCTTCAGCTTTGAGTAACCATATTTCTCATCTGGCTATTTTTTCTAGTCATATTTATACTGAGATTGATAAGAGAGATAGGCTTGGGGCTGAATCCTTTGATGTTATTAAATGGTATAATTGTATTTATGATCGATCGCGTGATGGGAATTTATCTGTTTCTCGATTTTATCTTGATTTTATGAAGTCTCTAGAGGGGCTGGTTGAAAGCTCAAATAGATTAGCGCGAAAGGAGGGGGATGGAGGGTATAGATACAAAGAGCATCAGGTCGCTATGAAAGAAAAAATGTTTGAAATAGGAGTTTGCTTGAGTTTTATGCCTCGGTTAGATTTTCACGAAATGGAGGGACAGCTTTTTGACTTAATAAAAACAGTTAATGGATCTTTTTGTCAGTCTCATAGGTTGGTCTCTCTGCCAGAGAGGAAATATCTTTAGTTATTTCTGGTCTTCAGAGGCTAGCTTGATTCTTTATTCTAGCTAATTCCATGTGCTTCCAGCAAAGCTATCAGAATCTTTCACTAAAAGGACTAGGTGTGAAGTGTATTTTCGGTTGTTTAAGTCTCTGTAAGAGATTTTTACTGGGAGTGTAAATCCATAGTTTATTGTATTTTGCTCAGGTTGGCTGCTAGTAGCTCCGAATGCATTTTTTGTTTCACAGCCTGGGTGGAGAATTGGAATTAGTCCTTTTTCTGAGAAGCATCTAAAAATTTCTTTATGTTTCTTTTCTGGTGGGTTGCTGCTAATTAGATTTCTGATTAGTTTTTCTTTGGCGTGTAGTCTGATTTTACAGGCAGGTCTATTGCCTACATTATATACGTGTAAGCTGTATGCAATGGCTATATTTCCCCCGGAGTGTGTTTTGATTTCTGCTGTAATAATGGGTCTATTGACTTCTCTAAATGAACGCATAGAGAAAAATAGCGCAGTGGCAGAGATAAGTGTTGCGCAAAGAGCTATCCAAGTTTGAGTTTGCAATTTTTCACCATTTTAACTATGAAGTTAACTCGTTGGGTTGGAGCTGCTTGCGGCTGAGCGATAGCGCTATCGTATCAGATCGCTTCTGTTCTTCCGGTCGCTTTGCCATCTATCTTCCCAACTGCGACACTCTTTCTTAAAGAACTGCTTTGCTCCTTTCCTACATTATCGGTAATTGATTGAGCCACGTTTAGTCAGCTTTGATTCTTGCCTTCCGTCCGTAGGGCATACCATCGCAGTGCTACTTTTCTAGTGATCGCTATCCCGCGTTTTGATTGGGCAAGTTTCGATTGGCTTCGTCATAGGACGGACTAGTTTGCCCAATTTCAGGCATAACTTCTCCGGTCATGAGCCACCAGCGATACTGGGGATAGATTTTCCCCAACTGTTCTAGCTCTTCTGCGCCAATTCTCGCCCTACCTCTCTTAATACTCTGCCAGCGGACGTAGTCCTTGCTATTGACCTCTGCCAACTCTTTCAAGCTGGTCTGATCAAGCAATTGAAGCGCTCTATTGGCCATGCCTTCAGCCATTGATAAATACCATTATGGACTATTGTCATAATTCTCGATTTATGGATAATGTCCATATGGACTAGATCCATAGATGAGTTTTGCTAATGCCACGAATAGTGACGGAATGAGCATGGAACTGGAAGAGCTTAACCCCGGCGCCCTGATAGGGCCGCAACAGGATGTGGAGTCCATCGAACGGTGGGCGGAGCGCAACGGCATTAGCTATGGCACCGCTCGCGCCTGGGTTTACCGGGGTGTGCTGCCGTCCGTGAAGCTTGGAAAGCTGCGCATGGTGAATAGCGCGCTGCTGCGCAACTGGCTGTTGGAACAGGAGTGGACGGCATGAGCCGCACCGATCCGCAATTCAAGCTCCGTATGCCTCCAGCTCTTCGCGCTCGGGTTGAACAGGCTGCCAAGGCCTCTATGCGTTCCCTGAATGCCGAACTGGTCTTCCGTGTTGAGCAGAGCTTTGAAGGCGTTGAGGTAGCGCGCGTTCTGTCGAGCAACCCGATTAACGCGTTGCTGAGCTTCCTTGAGGGCTATCTGTTGCACGCGGCGGAGCATCCCAGCGAACCCTTCGACCGCGCCCTGATGTTGATCGATGGCCTCATGGACGCCGGCTACCTCTCCCAGCTGGAAGAGTCCTATCTGACCGACCTGCGGGTTGAAGCTCTCGCCTGGGGCCGTGCTCGCCAAGATAAGGAGGAAGCTGACCATGTCGTCTCCGAATTACTTGCGCCAACCCCACGCCCCGGACTGCGGCTGCTCTGTGTGCTGGTCCGCAAGGCAGGCCATCCCATTGCACAACCCGTCGCCGTGTCCGGACTGCCGGCCCCCTGGGCTGCCTTATCTGGAAGATGGCCGCTGGCTCTGCCGTCCCCGTTCCTTCTGCGCGAAACACGACCCGTCCCGGCGTCCGCCGAAGTACTGGCACGTTGTGTACGACAGCGGGAAACCCACGCCCTTTGTGCCCGTGCGCGAAGCATTTCAATTGGAGGGCTGACCCATGCTCGCTAAGACCCTGAAAGCGCTGCTCCTGCTCTGCCTGATCCAAGCCGCCCGCACCGTGGCCGATCCGGTCAAGGGCCGCGCTCCCGGCTCGTCGGAACAGCTTCACCGTTCCGGCGAACGGAAGCACGGGCGCAGCGCACCCTTGAACGCCTCGCCCCTGAAACAGCCTCCGCTGGGGAGTGTGGGGCAGCTTCTCCGCCCCGCGCTCCCGAGCCCTCGGCGGCAAGAGCGGGATGACAAGGGCAGAGCCCTTGGTGTTGCTCTGCGGGTTCCAAGGGGAAGCGTTCCCCTTGGCTGTCGGAGACGACGTTGCGATAGGGACCGTTACTCGAATGGGCTGAGACGAACACCCGTGGTTGGCTTGGTTCGCTAGCGAATAGAGCCCGGCCCGAAGGGATCGCCCCATACATCACTTTCACCCAACACCGCTGAATGAAGGCGAAACAGCCGAATTTGCAGCAGCGGGACAACTCACGCCGAAAAAGGCGAATTGAAGGAGAAACACCGATGAACATGTTTGCAACCCAAGGCGGCGTCGTCGAACTGTGGGTCACCAAGACCGACACCTACACCTCGACCAAGACCGGGGAAATCTACGCCTCGGTCCAGTCCATCGCCCCGATCCCGGAAGGCGCCCGTGGCAACGCCAGGGGCTTCGAGATCAGCGAATACAACATCGAGCCGACCCTGCTGGACGCCATCGTCTTCGAAGGCCAGCCGGTGCTCTGCAAGTTCGCCAGCGTGGTCCGCCCGACCCAAGACCGTTTCGGTCGGATCACCAATACCCAAGTCCTTGTGGATCTGTTGGCTGTGGGCGGCAAGCCGATGGCGCCGACCGCCCAAGCCCCGGCCCGCCCGCAAGCGCAGGCCCAAGCCCCGCGTCCGGCCCAGCAGCCGCAGGGCCAGGACAAACAAGACAAGTCCCCGGACGCCAAGGCGTAAGCCGTAGGAGGCCGCGATGCTCCGCTATCTCTCGCTATTCGCGGTAGGTCTGGCCACCGGCTACGCCTGGGGCTGGATCGACGGCCTAGCGGCCTCCCTGGCTGTTTGAGGACTGATCGCTATGTCAGGCGTTGTCGCTGTGCAGGTGTGTACCGCGTGGACCTCGACCCCCGAGGGCTTCATGGCGTGTCGTGAACTCGCATGGCAACAGGCCTACCTGATTCCGCCCGAGGCCGCTGGATACGTGGACATCCTGGTCAACGGTGGTTTCTCCCCGGAAGCCTTCGGCATCGGTGCCGCTGGCGTCCTGGGATCGTTCGTGACGGGGCTTTTGATTGGCTGGGTCGCGTCACTTCTTCGTAAAGCCAAGTAGAGAGGAAACACCATGAAAGCAATGAAGCAACGCATCGCCAAGTTCAGCCCGGTCGCCTCGTTCCGCAACCTGTGCATCGCCGGTTCCGTCACTGCCGCGACTTCGCTGCCGGCCTTCGCCGGGGTGATCGACACCAGCGCGGTGGAATCGGCGATCACCGATGGCCAGGGCGATATGAAGGCCATTGGCGGCTACATCGTCGGCGCCCTGGTGATCCTGGCCGTTGCCGGCCTGATCTACAGCATGTTGCGCAAGGCGTAACGGGTGCTCTGGTCGGTGTGGTTGGGGGCGTTCTTCGCCGGCGCCTTCATCACCGGGTACCGGACCGGCGAATTCTTCTAACCGAACAGACCGAGGCGGAAGCCCCCTCCGGAGTTTCCGGCAGGGGGCTTTTTCATGGGTGACTGGATGAGTAACAACGCACGTTCCGGCCTTGGCCGGCTTCTTCCGCTGCTGGGCCTGCTGGTCTCGTTGCTGTGGCATTCCTTGGCGAGCGCGGACTTCTACCAATGGAAGATTTCCATCCCCGGAAAGCCCACGGCCTTCTTTCCATCCTATACGGCGGCGTGCCAGTACTACTTCGATAACACGTCGGCCAACTGGCTAAAGAAAATCAACAAGCTGAGCTACGACGTAGTTCAGTGCAGTGTTTCGGGTTCTGGCGGAATTACCTGGGAGCCGTCGGCTGCCATCTTGACTGGCGATAGCTGCCCTCCGGAACAAGAGATCGATCCCGCCGACGGTGCCTGCAAACCGCCGCCCGAAGAATGCAAGGAAGGCGAACTGTTCCCGGCCAAGGGGCCGGACTCGCCGGTAGTCACCTCGGGCGGGCGAAACTATGTCGGTGACGGTGGCGCTCCGACTGCCTGTTATCAAAGCTGCCAGTACGGCGGCAGTCCCAGCCCGGCCAGTTGCTATCTGGTCAAAGGCTCCACCACGACGGGCTTCTGCAATTACATCCTCAAGGGCACCGGGCAAAGCTGCGGCGCCGACTCCTATACCTTCGCGCAGACCGGCGACTCGCTGAACCCACCCGACACCCCGAACACCGATCCTTCCGACCCGAACGACCCCGGCTGCCCGCCCGGCTGGTCGTGGTCGGGGACTACCTGCGTCAAGACCCCGACCGATCCCACGAATCCAACCGACCCGACCACGCCGGGCGGTGATGGCGACGGCGGCGATGGCAATGGCAATGGCGGTGGAGACAACAACGGTGGCGGCAATGACGGTGGCACCGGCAATGGCGGCGACGGCAGTGGGGGAGGGGACGGCAACGGCGGGGGCGATGGTAGCGGCGACGGCGACGGCAGCGGCACGGGCGGGGATGGCAACGGCACCTGCGACCCGGCGAAAGAGAACTGTTCCACCGGCCCCGAAGGCCCCGGCGGCGAACTCAAGGAACCCACGCCCGGCACCTGGGATGACGCCATCGCCACCTGGGAAAAGAAGGTCGAGGAAGCCAAGAAAGAACTCAAGACCAAGGTGAAGGCCAACGTCGATCAGATGAAGGGCGCCTTCGACCTCAACCTGGCGGAAGGCGGCGGGCAGCTGCCCTGCGAGTCCATGACCATTTGGGGCAAGTCCTACTCCCTCTGTATCTCCGACTACGCCGGCCAACTCTCCAGCCTGCGCGTGGCGCTGCTGCTAATGGCCGCGCTGATCGCCGCCCTCATTCTGCTGAAGGACTGACCCTATGGAATGGCTCTCCGGTTTTCTCGATCAGATCATCGCCTTCTTCCAGTGGATCTGGGACTTCTTCGCCCAAGGCATCTATGACTTCGTGCGCGACGGACTGGTGGTCGCCACCAAGGCGTCGATGTACGCCGCGCTCCAGACCCTGATCCTGCTGATCGATGTCAGCTACACCGCCGCCCGCGAACTGATCGACAGCCTTGGCGTGCCGCAGATGATCCGCAGCATGTACGCCGCGCTGCCGGGGCCGATTGCGGCGGGGCTGGCCTTCTTCGGCGTGCCGCAGGCGCTGAACATCATCATGGTCGCGGCGGCGACGCGCTTCTGCATGCGCTTCGTGCCGTTCATTGGGAGGTGATCCGTGTCGATCAAGATCCATCACGGCCCCAATGGCTCCTACAAGACCTCCGGCGCAATCCAGGATGACGCCGTGCCCGCGCTGAAAGACGGGCGGGTGATCATCACCAACGTGCGCGGCTTCACCCTGGAGCGGGCCTATCAGGTCTTCCCGGACCTGCCCAACACGGCGGAAATCATCAACCTCGATCTGGAGTCGCTGGAAGACCTCGAAAAGATGCGCACGTGGTTTCAGTGGGCGCCCCGCGGGGCCTTCCTGATCTTCGACGAAACCCAACTGCTGTTTCCCAAGTCCTGGCGGGAAAAAGACCTCGAGCGCTTCGACTACCCCGGTGGACCGGAAGCGGCCCACGCGGCCGACCGCCCCATGGGCTGGCTCGACGCCTGGACTCGGCACCGGCATTTCAACTGGGACATTGTCCTCACCACGCCGAACATCTCCTACATCCGCGACGACATCCGCATGACCTGCGAGATGGCCTACAAGCATTCCAACCTTGCGGTGATCGGCATCCCTGGCCGCTACAAGGAGGCCCAGCATGACGCCCAACTCAACCGTCCGCCCGCCGATGGCACCATCATCGAGTACAAGCGGATCCGAAAGCAGACCTTCGCCCTCTACCAGTCCACGGCCACCGGCAAGGCCCAGGACACCAAGGCCGGCAAGAGCCTCTTCCGGTCGCCTAAGCTGGTTCTTCTACTGGCATTGCTGGCCGGCACTATTGGCTTTGTCTGGTATATGGGGCCTCTGCGCACGATTGGCGCTCCGGCTGCTGCGACACCTGCCGACGCTCCTGGCGACCCTGCTCAAGCCCCTGCTGCGCCCGCTGCTGTGGCTGCTCCAGCGCGTCCTACTGCGAATAGCTTTCTTCCTCCTGGGCTTGTACCTGATGGGCCTGCTGCTGCGCCTGTTGATCTGAACGCCCATCCCTTCGCCGATCGGCGGATCTCCATCCTCGCCCACGCCTACCGCAAGTCGCGGGGCGACATTTACCTGTTCGCCCTGGAGGATCCCACGGGCCGGCGCCTGGAACTCACCAGCTGGCAACTGATCGGCTCCGGCTACCGGGTAACGCCCAAGGGCGAGTGCGTCGTAGAGCTTCGCTATGAGGACTGGAAACAGACCGTCACCTGTGCCGGGAGGCAGGCCGGCGCGGTGGCCAGCATCGCTCAGGCAGCGCCTGTCGCCGCCTCTGCGGGCGCCTCGCCGAAGGGGCAGACGCCGCTGACCATCGTCCCCGATTCCGAATACGCCTCGCGGCCCTGGAGGCAGAAATGATCGATTGGGAATTTCTCGTCCCGGTGGCGATGGGCTGGGCGCTGCATCACTGGTGGACGGTGATGACGGCGCTAGCGGCGGTAGGGGTGCCGCCATGAGGGGCGGGCCGCGCCGCCGGCCGGGAGCGCAAGGCATGAGCGATAGGCCGAAGGCGCGGCCGACGCCCCTGTAACACGTCAGATAAGCCACCTATTGCGGTTTCAATTCGTACCAATTTGGATCGTTAAAGATGAAGAAAATCAGCCATCAAATTCGCGTCAGTATCGAGTCGGACGGTCAGGTCTTGGAAAGCCCGAAAGGGCGGTTGTTCTTCGACGACACCACGGCTCAATTCACCGACCTGTCAGGCGTGCGCATTCTGCGTTGCGGCGTGGACACGGTGCGGCAGTTGTACAACGGCAAGTTGCGCCCGGAAGTGATGGCGCTGTTTGACCTCTCGGTGGATGTGGTCGAGTTCGCCGGCTACGAATGGTCCAAGGGCCGTATCGGTCGCGACTCTGGCTATCAGTACCGCCTGCAGAACGCTGAAATGGGTCTGATCCTGCTGATCAAGAACCACAACATCAAGGTCGATACCCTCGGCTCGCACCTCAAGATCGAAGTATCGCCTCACGCCCTCGATGGCGCCGATCCGCGCATCCTCCAGGGCGTGCTGGATGACTTGGCCGCTGCCGTGCTGAGTCACTGCGAAACCAACCAAGCCGCTGTGCATATCGCCCTGGACGTACAGGGCTGGAAACCGCCTCGTGATCTGGTGGATCGCATGCATTGCCGCTCGCGTCGGGTACGCCAGATCAGTGGGATCGAGCGGATCGAATTCGACGGCAACGCCTCGGTCTACGGGCGTGGCGAGACGTACATGTTCGGCTCGGCCAACGGCCTGCAACTGTCGATCTATAACAAGACCCTCCAGGCTCGGGCCACCGACAAGCTCGACTATTGGGAAAGCGTGTGGGCCACCCTGAACGGGGATCCGTTCGGCGATGGCGACCCGGCCTATAACCCCCTGGAAACGGTGTGGCGGCTCGAATTCCGTTTCCATCACTCCATCGTCCAGCAATTCTCCGAAGGCTCGCGTATGGCCTCGGGGGAGGTCATTGGCTGCCGCACCTATGAGGGCCTCTGCCCGCATCTGCAAGGACTGTGGAACTACGCCTGCGAAAGCTTCAAGCTGCTGAGCCGGACGGCGGTCTACGATCCGTTCTGGAGCCTGATCAGCCAGGACGCCCGCGTCCAGGTCGAGTGCGATCCGCTGATCGAGCGCACCGAGTATCGGCGCTATTACAAGACCGCCAAGGGCTTCAGCGGGCGCAACTGCGAGATGTTCCTCGGCCAGTTCGTGAGCCTGATCGCGCGGGAGCGTGTCCCGGCAAAAAAGGCTATTGAGTCCGCCCGTAAACTGGAGTTCTGGCACGTTATCGAAGACCACTATCTCGCCAAGGGTTGGACTCGTCGCGATCTGGAAAGGCACATACACAAGCTGATGTGTGATCGGTATCTGCGGCGGGGGTATGCCGTCTAATGTCGATCACCAAGCTCCCCGATGGTCGTTGGTTCGTCGATGTCGAACCGATCAAGGGCAAGCGCTTTCGCAAGCGGTTCAAGACCAAGATGGAGGCGCAGCAATTCGAGGTCACCGCGCGTCAGAAGTGTGCGGAAAACCCCAGCTGGACGCTCAAGCCGAAGGACCGTCGGCGTCTCTCCGAGTTGGTCGAACTCTGGTATGAACTGCACGGCCAGACCCTGAGCAACGGGCATCGTTGCGTGGCGATTCTGCGGTTGGTGACAAGGGACCTGGGCGACCCGGTCGCTGTCTCCCTGGAGCCTGCGAAAGTGGCTCGGTTGCGTAGCCGGCAGATAGCCAATGGCATGTCGGGCAAGACCGCGAATAACCGTCTTGGCTACCTCAAGTCCATGTACAACGAATTGCGTCAACTCGGCGTCATTGACTATGAGAATCCGGTAGGGCGCATGCGGCCGCTCAAGCTTCAGGAAAGACCGCTGTCGTACCTGACCAAGCATCAGGTGTCCGAACTGCTTACGGCCCTGGATGCGCGCACCACGTCGCCACATCCGAAGATGGTCGCTCGTATCTGCCTCGCGACAGGGGCTCGATGGGGTGAGGCTCAGGCGCTGACGCCGGAACGTCTGAAAGGTAATGCGGTGATCTTCGCCAACACCAAGTCCAAGCGTGTGCGCTCGGTGCCGATCTCGGAAGAATTGGCCGCCGACATTCGCCGGCATTGGCAGACCCACGGGCTGTTCACGAACTGCCTTGGCGTGTTCCGCCTGGTGCTGCTGTCGACCTCGATCAAGCTGCCGAAGGGGCAGGCCAGCCACGTACTGCGCCACACGTTCGCCAGTCACTTCATCATGAACGGCGGGCACATCGTGACCCTACAGCACATCCTGGGGCACGCCTCGTTGTCGATGACGATGCGATATGCACACCTCTCCCAAGACCACCTATCTGAGGCTGTTCGATTCAACCCGCTCATAGGTTGA